ACCACGTAAGGGTGAATCTCTGACGATACCTTACTACGATTTAACACCTTATGGAATTGAACCTTTAGAATGAAACTAACACAAGAAATTATTGATCAGATCCAAGAAGCAATGCTACACACTAAGAAAGATGGTAGTATGAATTGGCAAGATGGTGATGAGATTGAGGTGAATCTGGCAGGGACATTTGCTGCTGATAAATTTATTGTAATTAAGAATAAAACTAAAGACCCTGTTGTAAGTGCTGCACCACATCCAAGATTTGATTATGAAAAGAAGGAGTGGAAGAAAGATGTATAGGGCAAAAGCAAGAGTTTTTATCAGACTAAGAGAATCAGTATCCGATGCTGCAGGAAATGCGGTGATGGCAAACTGTAACAAGGTCGCACCTGATATTAAAGTAGAAAAATTAAGAATCAATAAAATTATTGAAATGTTAATTGAAGCAGAGAGTGAAGAGAAAGCAAGAGAACAATTAGATTTATTAAGTGATAGAATGTTTGCGAATGTCGTAATTGAAGATTGGGAATATGATTTATTGGAGGTAGGTCCTTATTACCCAGACAAAGCATTTTAATGACAGAATTAAAAAGAACACCTCTATATGAATCTGCAATAAAATCAGGAGGGAAGATGGTTCCTTTCTCTGGTTGGGAAATGGCAGTTCAGTTTGAGGGTTTAATTAAAGAACATAAAACAGTTAGAGAATCCTGTGGGATGTTTGATATATCTCATATGGGTTCTTTAAGATTGATTGGAGAGAATGTAAAAGATAAATTACAATACTTAGTTCCTACTGACTTAGATAGATTAACAGTTGGTAAGGCTTGCTATAGTGTATTGATGAATGATGAAGGTGGTATTCGTGATGATTTAATCATCTATGACCGTGGGGATAATGAAGTTGTTCTTGTAATTAATGCTGCATGCTTAGAATCAGATACTGAATGGATTAAGAGTCAATTAGAACCAGATATTGAAGTTATTGATTATAAAAATGGTGGTATATTTTTAGCAGTTCAAGGAAAAGATGCGATTGATATTTTAGAAAAAAGTTTAGATGTAAAATTTAATCTACCAACAAGGTTTAGTCATCAGGTAATTAATATTTTTGATGATGAAGCATTTGTTGCTCGCACAGGTTATACTGGAGAAGATGGTGTTGAAATACTAATACCCACAGAATCAGGAATTAAATTATGGAATAAATTACTAGAGAATGGTGTTGCACCATGTGGATTAGGTTGTCGTGATACTCTCCGTTTAGAAGCAGGTATGCATCTATATGGAAGTGAAATGAATACAACCACAACTCCTTATGAAGCATCATTAGGGTGGATAGTAAATGCTCAAAAACCATATATTGGTAAAAGCATTTTAGAGGAACAAAAGAAAAATGGTATTGATAAAAAATTAGTCGCAATCACTCTCACAAAAAGAAATATTGCACGACATGATTATCCAATAATTGACAATGATGTTATCATAGGAAAAGTTACAAGTGGAACTTGGTCTCCAAGTTTATCAATACCAATCGCACTTGCATATGTTCCAACTGAATTATCTAAAGTTGGTTCAAAAATATATGTTAAGATTCGTGGAAAATTAGAACAAGCAACAGTTGTC